CCCACAATCACAGGCGCGAGACGGTTATAGGCCCCCTCTTTCCCCGCTACATCTTCGCCCAATTCGACAGGGAATTACCGGGCTGGGCACAGATCAAGTCCAACAGCCGCTTTGTCTTCGATATCCTAAAGGACGGAATGGGTAGACCTATCCCCGTTCCCACATGGGCCATAGACGCCATGAAATCCCGCTCTACAGACCAACAGGAAGCTCCACAGCGCGATCCCGAGTACGCCCTGCATCAGAGGGTCAGGATAAAGGACGGCCTTCTGCGGGGCTGTGAGGGGCTGTTTATCGGGACAGCACACCAGAGACGCATTGCGCTTCTAACCATGATGGGTAAGAGGTGGGAAGTGGCTTTGGACGAGATCGAGCCTGTATCTTGACGGTTCCCCAAAATCCAGTAGGTTAATCATGGCTGCGTCACAAGGGTTGAGGGAAGCGTTTTCCCCCAATTCCTTGTAACTATTCCGAGAGACCCGGCCAAATCCCTAACCAAACAGGAGATCACCATGGCCGGTTGGCTATCTAACGGCGTGCCGCAACAGACCCTCTGGAGCGGCTCTGAAACCGTCAATTTCGACACCGAGAACTCAAACGGGTCGAATCCCCAGACGGCATCCTCGAACCTCGTCCAGCAGATCGCTGCATCCCTTTATTTCGGGCAGGTCAAGGACAAGACGATGGTATCGGGAACCCGCTACTACTCGTCCATCAACATCGGCTTCCCGGCCACGCTGACGGGTATTCAGGTCTTGATCGGCACCACGGGCGGCACGGACAACTGGCTGGCTGAGCTTCATAGCCCTACGGGCGTGCTGCTCGCGACATCCGCCACGGCCGGCGCACTGGTCGGCACGGCCAGCACATGGCAGCGCTTCGCCTTCACATCGACGTACAGTCTCACGGTCCCGGGGACCTATTTCCTCGCGATTCAGGGCAATGGCAACACGGCAAAGCTCGCCACGCTCAACAGCGACGTGAACCCGACCCTCACCGGATCGGCCACAGGCAGCTTCGGCACAGGAGCCTCGATCACCCCGCCCACGACCTACACGGCCAATCTTGGCCCGATGGCCATGGTGTACTAACCCAGACGACAACTTGGCCCCGCCATTTCCGACCCTCCCCCTTCATGGCGGGGCTACTTTTTCAAGCATTTCCTAGGGTGATCGCATGACTGCAACCACTTCCGTTCGTCCCTCGACAGGAATTGCGGACCCCAACAATCCGCCCAATGTGCTGACCCCAAACATTACGGGCGCAACAGCCGTGACCAAATCCAACTCCACTGTGTACGATCCGCCCTTTCTCGGCCTCTACGTCGGAGGCACTGGTGGAGTCACGGTCAGGATGGCCAACGGGGACGATAACATCGCATTCCTGGCCATTCCCGCAGGAACCTTCATGCCGATATCTGTGGACAAGGTTTATTCCACGGGTACGGATGCCAGCGACATCGTAGGCCTTCGCTGATGTGGTGGCGCGCATCGCTCCAGAAGCTGTGGCAGCCCGTAATTCAGGTGGTAGCCCCACCCGTCGCCCCCGACAACATCGCGACAGAGGCCAACGATCCTATCGTGACCGAGGACGGAAACAACTTGGTGACGGAGTTCTAGTATGACCAACGTCGCCATTTCCGCCCTGCCGGCAGCGTCGGCGCTAGACGGTACAGAACTCGTCCCCATTGTTCAGGGCGGGGTCACGTCCCAGACCACGGCGCTCGACGTTGCCAAGCTGGCTGAAACATCGCTCTATGCCGCAACAGCTTCCGAGACTGTCGCTAACACATCCTCCGAGACGCCACTTATCGGCACAGGCACCGGATCACTCACGCTCCCCGCAGATTTCCTGGCCGAAGGGCGCACGCTTAAGCTTTGGGCCACAGGCTTTCAATCCTCCGTACTCAATCCAAACCTGACTCTCAAGGTCAAACTGGGCAGCGTCATCATTGGAACTACAGGCGTCATTGCCGCCGGCACAGTCTCCAGCTCCACATGGGAACTGACCATGCTTGTCACCTGCCGCACGACAGGCGCAACAGGCACCGTTCTGGGCCAAGGCTCTTACGAAATCTTCGGAACAGCCATAGGATCGTTCGGCATCGTCAACACCAGCGTCAGCACAGTCGATACGACCGGAACGCTCGATGTTGCCATCACTGCCCAATGGGGAACAGCATCCTCAAGCAATACGATCACCTGCACCAATTTCCTGCTGGAAGCATCCACACCAGACTAACGGGAGAATCCAATGCCATTGACACCCAAAGGCCGCAAGATCGAACGCGCCATGGACAAGGAATATGGTGCCAAGAAGGGCAAGCAGGTATTCTATGCTTCCAAGAACGCAGGCAAGATCAAGGGCGTCGAGAAGAAGCGTAAGGGCAAATAACTTACCGTGAACGTCAACATTCAGTTCCACGTGAAACATGCCCAGAGGCGTTAGACTAAACCCCCAACACGACGAGCGCACCCGCGCCAAAATCCAGACCAGTCAGATAATCAACCGTCTGAACGCATACGTAAAAGGCGATGTGGTTATGGAGGCAGGTCAGGTTACTGCTGCGCTTGGGTTATTGCGCAAAACAATTCCCGATCTCAGTGCCACGACGCTTGATGCAGGCGATGGCCTGAAAGAAGCCCTCAAGGGCATCAAGGTGACGTTTGAATCAGGCGATTGAGGTTGAGGCCAAGTTCCCAACCAAACTCAAGCCGCTCTTTGCCCCCAAGCGCTACAAGGTTCTCTATGGGGGACGCGGCGGAGCGAAGTCATGGGGAATAGCTCGCGCTCTTCTCATCCAAGGCGCTGAACGTCCGCTTCGCATTCTCTGCGCTCGTGAAGTCCAGAAGTCGATCCAGGATAGCGTCTATCAGCTACTCATCGATCAGATCACCGAGCTTCAACTCAGCAGCTTCTACGCTTCCACGCAAAGCGAGATTAGAGGCCTGAACGGCACCAAGTTCATCTTCGCCGGCCTTCAGCACAACATCGATAGCATCAAGTCTAAGGAAGGCATCGACATCGTCTGGATCGAGGAAGCGCAGACCGTTTCCAAATCCTCATGGGACAAGCTGGTTCCGACTATCCGCAAGGAGCAATCCGAAATCTGGGTCAGCTTCAATCCCGAACTTGAGGATGACGAGACCTACAAGCGCTTCGTGAAATTCCCGCCGACGAACTCATGGGTCGAGAAAATCGGATGGCGGGACAATCCCTGGTTTCCCCAAGTTCTGAGGGACGAGAAGGATGATCTCGAAAGACGCGACACAGACGCCTATCTCAACGTCTGGGAAGGTCATTGTCGCCAGGTTCTTGAAGGCGCGATCTACGCGAAGGAACTCAGAGCGGCAACGGCAGAATCTCGCGTTACTCGTGTCCCTTACGATTCCCTTCGCGCTGTGGATGTGTTTGCTGATCTTGGCTGGGCCGACAGCACGTCTTTGTGGTTTGCTCAGCGTGTTGGGTTTGAGTACCGGCTGCTAGAAAGCTATCAGAACAGCCAGCAGGCTTGGCAGCACTACCTTCAGGTCATTCAAAGCCGAGGCTATGTGATTGGAACAGTATGGCTTCCGCATGATGCTAAGGCCAAGAGTCTGGCAACAGGGCGCACGATTCATGAAATCACGATGGCGTCAGGTTTCAGGACCGAGATTACCCCGAATATTGGTCTGGAGGATGGGATCAACGCAGCCCGCACGATATTTAAGGATTGCTGGTTCGATGCCGACAAGTGTGCTGACGGCCTCTCCGCGCTCAGGCGGTATCGATACGATGTGGATCCTGACACCAAACAGTTCAGCCGGAAACCGCTGCACGACGAGGCGTCTCATTTTGCAGATGCCTTTCGGTATTTCTCCGTTGCTATGCGAGACGGCAAGGTGAAGAAGCCAGCACTTCCCAAGATTGTTGGGCAAACAGCAACAGCATGGATGGCTAGGTGATCTTGAGCTTGGCTCGCCTTTTTCGCATGTACTCGCGCTGGTACGCGGTGCGGTCGAATTTGACCTTATCAAGCACGCGCCAAGTATCAGTCATCGCCTCCTTGTACTCCGCGGAGGCCTCTGGCCGAACTGGCCGATATTCGATGGGCGGTTTCATGCCCGTTAGACTAACAGGTTAGACTAACATTGGCAACTGAAGACACCTATCATGAT